CCCACACCGTCGAGTGCCGGAACGCCATCTCCGGCGACCCGGACCCGTACAGCTCCTCGACCGCGTTGATGTGCGCGCCGACCGGCGGGGCCACGAACGACAGCTGGGCGATCCGCTGCTCGCGGCCCGGGCGGGACGCCGCGGCGCGCTCACGAGGCAGCGGGCCGGCGAACACCGCCATGGTTACAGCTGCCTGTCGGCGAGCAGCCCGAACAGGCCCCCGGCCGCAGCCATCACGCCCAGCTCGGGAACCTGGTGAAACACACCATGAACGATCATCGCGACCCCAAGTGTGACACCCGCCGCGCCGGCCACGCCAGGGACGCTCGCCGACCAGCGCACCAGCGTCCCCGCCACCTCCGCGCCGGCCAGCGACCAGCGGCGCCCCAGCGCCCGCAAGCTGGCCGGCATGCGCGGCGCGGCGCGCTGGCGGCCTGTCCCGCCGCAGTCCCGGCACGGCACCCCGTTGACCTCACGGCCACCCGCGCACCCCGGGCACGCAGGCAGCCGCAGCGGCGCCGTGGCAGCGGTCATTTACACCGCAGGCGCGGGCTCAGCCACCGGCGCCTCGGCGGCCGCTGGCTTGTCCCACAGCGCGCCGAGGCCCTTCAGGACCTCCACGGCGACGCTGAGCCCGTTGGCCGGCACATGCAGCACCGTGGCCAGCGTGTCCATCACCTCGACAGCGGCAGGGTTGGCCGCGATCGCCTCAAGCTTCGTCACGGCGGCCTCGTCGATGCCCTCGGCCTTGGCCACCAGGTCTTCGAGTCCGGCCTTGATTTCGGTGATGACGCTCACAGGTGCCTCCGGGGGTTGCGCTTGCACTGACGCTGCGATCATGGTAGCGCCCGGGTGGTGGTGACGCTCGAAAGCTTTCCAGGGGTGCAGCAGGTCTTCCTCGACACGCTCGAAAATCGGTTCAGCCATCACGATCACCTCTCTGGTCACCACACCGTGTTCGCCCAGTCCCGCGGCTTTGTCAGCCGGGCCAGCTCGTCCACGCCCATGCACAGCGTGATCGCCGCGTCGATGTGCACCCGTGAGCGGCCCTTGCTCAAGGTGAACCCGCGTTCCTGCTGGTGCTTCACCGCCGCCTTGACCTGCCGCGCCTCGTCCGGGTCACCGGTATGCACGATCTGCTGATGGATGATCATGTCGAACGCCAGTCCGCACGCCGGGGCCATATGCTGCGGCGACTGGTTGAACTCGATCACCAGGAAGCCCTCTTCCTCGAGCTGGCGGGCCGGCAGCTCGAAAAACCGCGGATCGTAGACGATCCCCCTGAACCGCGGCCCCATGGCGAGCGCCTGCTCGCGGATGTACTCCCAGACCTCAAGGTGGTCGATCTTCCCGTCCGCCGGGTACCAGGTCCGGTTAGTCGTGGCCACCCGTCCGTCATGCAGTTTCGTCAGGGTGCGGACGCTCACGCTGTCCCGCTTCAGCGCCATGTCGATCGCCAGGATGGCCAGCTCGTCCCCGGCCAGCTCCCACGTCCCCCGGCACTTCCCCCACGCCGCCGGGTGATCCTTCAGCCACGAGTCAGCCGGCACATCGACCCAGGCGTTGCCGTAGTAGCGGATCCACTCATGATGCTCGACCGCCGGGTTGTCCCACTCGCGGACGCGGCCCTCGATGTCCCACAGCACCCCGGCCGCCGCCGAGGCTGCGACCACGGCCTGCCGCCGGTCGTCCGCCTTCGAGTAGTCCAGGCCGTCAGGGGCCTCACGCCAGTCGAAGAGCAGCCGCGGCGACACGGACGGGTCGTGCTGGGCGCGGCGGCCGTGCTTGTACATCGCGCCGAGCAGCGTGTGGTCCACATCGAACCCGGCCGTCGAGATCCCCAGCTTCCGGCCCGGCCCGCGGGTCACCTCCCGGCCATCAGGCAGCCGGCAGATCATCCGCCGCTTGCGCGTGGACTTGCCGATGACCATGTGGACGCGGGCCTTCGTCGAGCCGACGTCGCCCCACTCGTGCAGCTCGTCGCCGACGAACAGGGACGGCAGGCCACCCTCGTTCGTCCCGGCCACCGCGGCGACCCGTCTCATGATGCCTGGCCGGCCGTCCGCGTACTTGATCTCCGTGTCGTACACCTCGGCGTAACCGCACAGCGGCGCCTCAGCGACGGCCTGGTCCCGGCCGCCGAGCATCACCCCGGCGATAGCGAACAGCAGGTCCGCCTGCTCGAACGACGCGGCGGCGTTGATGATGTTCGGGGAGACGGGCGCGATCTGCGGCGGCCCGAACATCTCCAGGCATTCCAGCGCCGCGACGAACGTCGTCTTGCCGTCGCCGGTCGCTGCGCCGCGGAGCGCCTCGTCGTACCGCCAGTAGCCGCACGCCGGGCAGAACTCATACCACCGGTAGACGAACCGCTTCTGGTCGGGGCGCAGGCGCAGCGGCTTGCCGAACCAGTCGCCCTCGGCGCAGATCAGGAACCGTTCCATCCACCGGACCGCCAGCGGGCCTTCCGTGGGCCACAGCGCGCCGGGAGCGGGCTGCCAGCCGCAGTCGATGCAGCCGGGGTCAGTCGCCATTGGGCCGCCAGATCCCGCGCCAGCGGATCTGCTCGCACTCGCGCCTGAATGCTCGCCGGTCAGCCCGCTTGTACTGGCGGTACCACCACCACTGGACAGCGGGCCAATCCCACCACCGGAACCGGGGCTCCGACAGGACGACCGGCGGGCCGCCGCGTTCAACAGCCTCCAGGAACCGCGCCTTCAGCTCGTCAAGCGCCTCCTGGTCAAGGTCGTGCGCTTGCAGCCACAGCGGCGGGACGATCCAGCCGTCAGGCGAGGCGGGGATCTGGCTCATTGGGCCTCACCGATGCCGTGAGGACACAGCCATTGAGGTTCGCCAGGAGAGATCCGGCAGTCATCGCCGTATCCTTCCGCGATGTCCTGGCACCAGCCGCACCATCCGACAGTGCCGAATTGCCGCTGGTCCTCCCTGGCAAACGGCAGGCCGTGTACGCAGCAGCGCGGACAGCGAGGCGCTGCGTCAGAGCCGGGGGTCTGGCTCATCCTCACCCTCCCGCATGAACTGGTCATTCAGCTCAAGCAGCGACTTCTGCGCCGCCGCCACCGTCAGGCCCAGCCGGTTCCGGTTCAAAGCACCGAAGCCGAGCTGCGCCTCACACCGCTCCGCCGTCGCCAGCGCGCTTTTCGCGGTCATGTACGACGGGTGCTCGGTCAGCTGCATGTTCCCGCCGATCACCACCGGCTTGCGGTCAGCCCGCCGCAGCGCCCGCGCCGCCCGGTCGATCGAATCAGCCCACCGCAGCAGCAGCGGACGGTCACCCGGCGTCCACATCGACGCCACACCGTCCGCCCACGCACCCTCCCACGCCTCCTGAGTGATCACGAGCCACGGAGGGCGGCGGGATGGTAGCTCGAAGCGCTCCAGGCCGCCAGCGGCCACCTCCAGCTCGGCGCGGCGGCCATTCCGGCGGTCCACAGCCGCCCCAGCAGGCTTTTTCGTGCGCGGCATCGGCCCTCCTTGGTGATCTTGGACCCTTGAAACCGATTTGGTACCAGCGAAAAAGGCGCTCATGGGCTGCGGGCCATGAGGGTGCTTGACCTAAAAACCACATCATGGCTGCTCAGCCCACCAACAGCAGTCGTTCACTTCCTGTTCCAGCCGATGTTGCAGGCCGCATGTGCTGGCCCCAGGTTCGCTAGCACGTTGGTGCCGCCTTTGCGTAGCGGCACGATGTGCTCGACGGTGATCTTCTGCCCGGGCTGGAAGGGCTTGCCGCAGATGACGCATGGCCAGCCGTTGCGGGCCTGGGCGATGACGAGTGGCTTGTTGCGCTGGTACTCGCCGTCGTAGCCGCGCCTGCTTGAGGATGGCCGCCAGTTGCGTTTCTTGCGCTTGGCGTCGTAGATGCCCTGGCATGGTGGGCAGCGCCAGCCGGGTGCGGTGTCTTTCGAGTAGAACACCTGGCAGTCCTGGCATCGGCGGTACGGCATGTCACGCTGGTGTGCTTTCCGTGAATGGGCCTGCGACGGCCATGGCGGCTTGCGCGGCGGCATAGGCGTCGGCGGCGGCCATGATCGTGTCTATCCGGTCTGGAATGGCACCGGCGCAGCAGGGGCATGCGTGGATAGCGAGTATTTCGGCGACAGCGGCTCTGAGTTCGTCTCTGGTCATGCGTGCTCCTGGGCTGCTTGGGGGACGCACCAGCCGCAGAGGCCGTCAGCGAGGGCTTCGGTTCGTTCCCGGCCACCGCATGCGGCGCAGATCGCGTAGCCGGGCGACGTCCACGCTGCTGATGATCGTTTTTGACCTGTGGACAGCGCGCTGCCTTCCACAGGGGTTGTGACTACAGATCCATAATCAGTTGAGGGAACTAGGTCTTCTGAGGGAACGGGTGACATGCAGGGTGTCCGCCTACTTTGGCCGTTCTGTCCGCCTACTTCGTTGTCCACAGGCTGTTTAGGCGGACAGGTAGGTGTCTCCCTACTTGGGTTGTCCACAGGCATGTAGGCGGACAGCATAATGTCGCCCTTCTCTGAGTTGTCCACAGGCATCGGGAGGATGCGGTAGCGGGTCCGGCGGTGCCCTTGCGCTTGGCTCACAACCTCGATCAGCCCCGCCTCGGCGAGCGCGGTGAGACGCCTTTGCACCGTCCGGTGCGTGCATTTCCCGCGCATTGCGAGAATTTCCCGGCCGGGCCACGCAATGCGCGTTATCTCGTTAGCGGATTCCGCGAGGGCAAGGAGCATGACCGTTTCGTGGCCGCCGAGATTGGCGGGCCGCGAGTCGAGAATTTCGGCCATGATCCCAATGCCCACTCAAGCTGTCCTGTCTCCTTGGTCGCCGGATAGGTCTGTGCGGCCCCAGCCCTGCTTGCATTCAAGGCTGGGGCCGCGTGTGCGGGCGTACGCGCTTGCATTCGCGTCTGCCGTCCCCGCACGCTCTAGGGGCTGTGCATGGTGTCCCCGCCGTCAGCCTCGTAGGTCTCCTCCGCCATCTGCCGCGCGTTGCGCCCGGCCTGCCAGCACGCGGACACGAACAGCTGGGCGAACTCCTCGGCCTGGGCCTGGGTGAGGCACGCTGGCGCTGCGCTGTAGGTGAGGATCGTCACCGAGTCGTAGTCGACGCCGACGCGGACGGCAACGTCATGCATGTCCCTGACGCGGCCAACCTCACGTACGTACGGGTCCGCCATGTGTGATCTCCTTGTCCTGGCTGGTGCGGCTAGAGGCGGTGCGGGCCCGCACCCCGCCGGGCCGCCCCCGGCGGGGTTGGATCAGGGCAAC